CCGCCGCCTGGGACGCCGCCTGGGACGCCGCCTGGGCCGCCGCCGGGGCCGCCGCCGGGGACGCCGCCGGGGCCGCCGCCGGGGACGCCCTCCAACCCACTGTCGACGACCTGCAGCAGTCCGCCCACAGCCTGTACCGGCAGATGATCGCAGCCGGCCCCCACGACCCGCAGGCACTCGCCGTCACCGAAGGAGCCACCCTGTGACCGCCACCGACACCCCCGACACCCTCGAAGCCGACGGCCGCGAACCCGCCCTCGGCTACTACGAAGGCCAACCCATCGTCGCCGCCGGCGTCACCATCAACAACGCCTCCGGCGGCCTCCACGACGCCGTGTCCATCGACCCTGTCCGGCTCGAGGTCGGCGACATCGTCCACGTCGTCCTCCGCTGCCTCGTCCGCCCGCCCCAGTTCGACCCGGTCGACAAGGACAACGTCCGCGGGCCCCTCAAGCTCGTGAACCGGCTCCACGCCGAGGACGCCACGTTCGTGGACGCCGAGCTGGTCGGTGGGCTCATCGACCAGCAGCGTGCCCGCATCGACGAGGTGAAGCAGCGGGAGAAGGACGGGCACGACGAACGTCAGCTCACGCTCGACGACGCCGATGACGACGGCGAGCCGGAGCAGCTCGGGTCGGTGCTCGACCAGGCCATCGACCTCGCCCAGGTGGCCGAGGACGGTGCTGCGTGGCGGCGTGAGCGGACCGCGGAGCTGGATGCGCTCGGGAAGACCGAGCTGCAGGACCTCGCTCGCGACCAGGGGGTGCGCGGGTTCTCGTCGCTGACGAAGGCCGAGCTCGTCGATGCCATCGTCGACGCCGAAGAAGGCGAGGCCCTCGATGGCTGAGGTCTTCGTCGACGTCGAGACCACCGGGCTGCACGCACACCTCGGCGCCGTCCCCTGGGAGATCGCGGCCGTCGAGGCCGACGGGACCGAGCACCTGTGGACGCTCCCACTCACCGACGTCCAGCTCGCGCTCGCCGACGAGGACTCCCTCATCGTCAACGGCTGGCACGACCGCCGCCCCGGCGGGCTCACCATCTTCGAGAACCCCGCCACCGTGCAGGCCCGTTCCGCCAGCGAGATCGCGGCGCTGCTCGACGGACGCACCATCCTCGGCGTCAACGTCGGGTTCGACGTCGCGATGCTCGGCCCCTGGCTCCGCAGCTACGGGCACGACCTGACCGCGCACTACCGGCCGATCTCCGTGGAAGCGGTCGCGCTCGGGTGGCTCCACGGCCGCGCCGCGGGCGCCCGCACCGTCGTCCCGGCCGAAGCGCTCGCGTGGCCCTGGCGGTCGGACGACCTGTCGCGCGCCTGCGGCGTCGAACCGCCCGCGGACGACGACCGGCACACCGCCCTCGGTGACGCCCGCTGGGCCCGCCGCTGGTGGTTCCACCTCCGCGACGGCGTCCCGACGAGCACCCCATGAACCGCACCCGCCGCCGCCAGCTCCAACCCGGCGACCGCGTCCGCGTCACCCGCGGCTGGATCCAGACCGTGGGGAAGCGTGGGACCGTCCGCGCCGTCAGCCCGGAGATCGTGACCGTCCACTACGACGGTGACCCCGACTGGATGACCGCCGCGCACCTCGGCGACGACCTCGAACCGGCAGACGACCGATGACGTCCGCCGCCGAAGTCCGCCACGACGCCGTCGTCCGGCTCATCGAACTCGCCGGCGACGAACGCTACGACCCCGACCTCATCGCGGGCCGCCGCACCTCCCTCGAGATGCTCCGCCGCCGGATCCTCGACCGCCGCCGCGGCGACCTCGCCGTCCTCGCCGAACTCGACCGGATCTGGCCGCTCGCCACCGGGGACTCCGTCGCCCTCATCGACACCGTCCGCGCCGGAGGGCCCGCCCCCGCCGCCCCGGACGCCACCGCCGGCCCGCCGGCCACGCTCGCCGACCTCGAACAGGCACTCGCCGACTGGAGCGCACCATGACGACCGGGACCGACCTCGCCCAGCGTGGCACCCAGCAGCCTGCCCTCGTCGGCCAGCTCGAAGAACTCGCCCCCCAGCTCGAACACCTCGGGGTCGACCCCGCCCGGTTCAAGCGGCTCATCCTCAACGAGGCACAGAAGAACCGGACGCTGCTGGAGTGCACCCCCGCGTCGTTCATCGGTGCGGTGTTCACCTCCGCGCAGCTCGGACTCGAACCCGGCCCGCTGCAGCAGTGCTTCCTCATCCCGCGGAACAACCGCCGCCGCGGCGTGAAGGAGGTGCAGTGGCTCCTCGGCTACCCGGGGATGGTCGAGCTCGCCCGCCGCGTCGGGGTGATCGTCCACGCCGGCATCGTCCACGCCAACGACCGGTTCGAGGAACGACAGGGCTCAGACCCGCACCTCGAGCACGTCCCGAACCACCTCGACCCGGGCGAGGCCATCCTCTGGTACGCGGTCGCCAGGTTCCCCGACGGTCGCAGCATCCACCGGGTGCTCAACAAGGCGGAGGTGGAGCGGCGCCGCAAGATGTCGTCCACGCCGTACAAGCCCGGGTCGCCCTGGTACGACCATTACGATGCGATGGCACGGAAGACCGCGATCCGGGCCCTGTGGTCCGACCTGCCGGCCGACCCGATGCTGCAGCGGGCCGCGGCGCTGGACGAGCAGGTCCTGGAGGTGTCCACGGTCGGGTCGCCGTCGGCTGGCCGTCCCGGGCTGGCGGCGCCGACGGCGGTCACCGCCTCCGACGACGGCGGTGACGGCGGCGAGGAGCAGGCCGCCGACCCGCCGCAGCAGCAGCCGGCAGCCGACGCCGCCGGTGAGCAGCCGACGTTGCATCAGCTGCGGGACCGGTGCCGTGAGCTCGGCCTGTCCCGGCAGGGCAGCCGCGACGAGCTGATCGCCCGCATCCGTGACGCCGAGGCGGCGGAGGACGTGGACGGGCAGGTCGAGGCGGAGGGCCGCGACGACGTCCCGCCGATGCCGCCCCCGCCAGACGACCCCGACGGCCCCGCGCCGCCAGCTGCGGCGCCGGCGGGGGAGGAGGCGGGCCCGTCGCTGCGGGACCGGATGGTCGCCGCGCTGCGGACCATCGGGGCGCAGCACCCGCAGTACGCGGACGTGTGGCACCGGATGGTCGCGCTGGTGCCGGAGCACCGGCTCGACGACGGGTGGGACGACGCGGATCAGGTCGCGCTGGGGGAGCTGGTGGCCGAGGTGGAGGAGCTCGCCGCGGAGGTTGAGGCCGATGCCTGAGCGGATCCAGCGCAAGCGCACCCGCGGCTGGCGCAAGCCCGACGGCGCCGTAGTCGTGTCCCGGCCCTCGAAGTGGGGGAACCCGTGGCGGGTCGTCGAGCACCCCATGGGATGGGGCATCCAGCACGAACGCTCCACCGCCCTGATCGCCGCCTGGCCGACCCGCCACGGAGCTGCAGCACAGGCCGTGTCCTTCTACTGCCGCGCCCTTCAGACCGGCCAGCTCGAGGTCGTCCCGCTCGAGGTGACGCGCGAGCTGGCCGGCCGTGACCTGGCCTGCTGGTGCCCGCTCGACCAGCCCTGCCACGCCGACGTGCTCCTTGAGATCGCCAACCAGGGGGCCACCGATGCCTGACCGCCGCTACGCCCCCTCCGGCTACCCGTTCTGCACGTGGCCCGGCTGCCGGACCCTCGGCACCTACCCCGGCGACCGCTGCGGACGACACGACCGCCGCGACCTCCCACAGCTCGAACTCGACCTCCAGCAGCAGGAGGTGAGCGCGTGAGCGTCCAGACCGCCCTCGACCTCCACACCCCCGACGTCGCCACCATCGTGTCCAACGGCGCGATCGCCAAGCTCGTCTACGGCGTCAACGGCCGCCCACCGTCGCGCCGCGTCCTCACTGCTACCGCCGAGCGCCTGGCCGCCGTCACCCCGGCCCACATCGCCGACGGGCAGACCGTCCCCGCCGAAGGGACCTGGAAGCGCATCCGGCAGCTGCTCGACGCCGGGTTCACCAAGGCCGAGATCGGCCGGCACGTCCACGGCCCCCACGCCAAGACGCTGCAGCTGTCCCGCAAGCAGGTCCACGCCGGCAACGCCCGCGCCGTCGCCCAGCTTCACGCCCGCTGGGCCGCCGGCGACCTCCAACCCACCGGCCGCCTGCCCCGGCCGAGCAAGGAGGCCACCGATGTGGCGTGACCAAGCCGCCTGCCTTGGCGCGGACCCGACCCTTTTCGAGTCCGAAGGCAGGGGACAGATCCCGATCGACGGGCTCCGCATCTGCACCAACTGTCCGGTCCGCGACGACTGCCTCGACGAGGCCCTCGCGACCGACACCCTCGACGACGACCTCGTCTGGGGCGGCACCACTCCGAAGAACCGTGCCGAGGTCCGCATGGGACGCATGACCCGCGACGAAGCGAAGGCCGCCGGCGACCGCGTCGCCTACGCCACCCGCACCACCGCCGAACGGATCGCCCAGGACGAACCGTGGCTGCTACCCGTCGAGGCCGTGGCCGTCCCCATCCGCCGGCGGTGGACCGCGTGAACGTCCTCGCGCTCGACCTGTCCCTCACCGCCACCGGCATCGCCCTCCCCGCCGGCGTCCCCGCCACCCTCAAGCCCGGCGGCCGGACCCTCGGCACCTACCCCGGTGACCGCTGCGGACGACACGACCGCCGCGACCTCCCACAGCTCGAACTCGACCTGGAGGCGCCCGCCCATGGCTGACCCCCACGTCTCCGACCGCCTCGCCGCCGAACGCGCCGAACTCGAAGCCGGCTACCGCCAGATCGCCCACTGGAACCACATCGCCCGCCTCTGGGCCGACGCCGACCCCACCCGCCGCGGCAACCCCGGCAAACCCCTCACCGTCCGCCAACTCCTCGCCCTCGAGCACCACACGGAGACGCGCTCATGCTGAACGTGCTCGCCCTCGACGTCTCCATCCGAGCCACCGGCTACGCCACCATCGTCGACCTCCACGACGGCGCCACCGAGACCGTCGCCGGCCTCATCACCCCCACCGTCCGCCGCAACGGACGGCCCCACAAGCTCACCGGCATCGCACGCCTCCCCGCCATCGCCGGCCAGATCGTCACCCGCGCCCGCCGCCACGACGCCCGCCTCGTCGCCATCGAGGGCTACGCCTACGGCGCCCAGTCCCAGGCCGTCACCAAGCTCGCCGAACTCGGCGGCGTCATCCGCACCGCCCTCTGGGGTGCCGGCATCCCCTACATCGAGGTCGCGTCCAACACCATCAAGGCGTACGCGTGCGGGAACGGCCGCGCCGACAAGGACGCCATGGTCGCCGCCGCCCAAGACCTCTACGGCTACCGCGGCCGCGACCACAACATCGCCGACGCGATGCACCTCCACGCCCTCGTCGCCGACGCGTTGGGGCAGGGGTACGCCCCCGACCTGGCCTCACCCGCGCAGCGCACCAAGCGCCGCGACGCGATCGCCACCGTCGTCCCCCTCCTCCCACCCCAGGGAGTCCTCACCGCACCACCCACGGAGGCACCCCATGCATGACCACCCCCTCGACGACCGCGCCAACGCCGCCATCGACCTCATCGGCCGCACCGGCGCCACCCAGCTCGAGGTCGGCTACCTCCACGACGACGTCCCCACCGACCAGGCCGCCTGGTGGGCCACCGCCCTCTACCGCGGCGCCAAGGTCACCGTCGAAGCCAAGCGGTCACCTGTGCACGCCCTCGACGCGCTCCTCGCCCGCCTCCTCGACGGAGCCACCTGCCGCTGGTGCGCGCGTCCCGTCACCAACCTCGCCTCGAAGGACCCCCGACGCCACTGCCGCTACCGGCGCGACGGCGACCGGTACGTCCGCGGCTGCGTCGACACGCACCACGAGACCACCGTCCCCGTGCCCGACTGGGTCCGCCAGCCCTGACCGTCCCCGCCCCACCCACGACCCCCCCCAGGAGCTCGCGTGACCCCACGACAGCGCGTCAACCGACACGCCTGGTGGAAGGCCCTCCGCGCCTCCGACCTCCCACCCCGTGCGCGCCTCCTCGCATTCGTCCTCTCCACCTGGATGGCCGCCGACGGCACCAAGTGCTACCCCGGCCAGGACGCCATCGCCGACGCCTGCGGCTGGACCGACCGGACCACCGTCCGCCGCGCCACCACCGAACTCGAGGACGCCGGCTACATCGAGATCGTCCGCTACGGCGGCATCCGCGTCCCCGGCCGCTCCCAGAAGACGCACCGCTACTGGCCCACCATCCCAGCCGACCAGTGCGGCAGGAGAGCCGCACTGGAACCCGACGACCAGTGCGGCAGCAGCGCCGCACTGGACACCCCGACCAGTGCGGCAGGAGAGCCCCATTGGTCGCCGGGACCAGTGCGGCAGAACAGCCCGACCAGTGCGGCAGAACAGCCCGACCAGTGCGGCTCAGCTGCCGCACAAGGCTTCCAGGGGGAAGAAGTACCCAGTCTGGACAACCCCCCACACACGCGCGCACGCGAGGACGACTTCCCGCCGCCCCCCGCCGAACTCACCACCGCGAACGAGGGGGGGAAGAAGAACCAGCCCCTCGACCACCTGATCCGCCGCCTCGGCCTCGACGTCCGCCGCCCCACCGACGAACTACGCCGCAACCTCGACGCCTGCCTCGCCGCCGGCTGGACCGTCCCCCTCATCGTCAAGCGCCTCAGCCACAACCCGCCCGAGACCATCCACTCGCCGCCCGGCTGGCTCACCGACCAGCTCGGCGCGCTGTCCCGCCAGGAGTCGCCCCAGCGGCGCCGCCAGCGAGTCGACGCCGAGATCGACGCCCGCGCCCAGGCCGCGGCCGTCGAGGACGCCGCACTCGCCGAAGCCGAACGACGCCTCGACGAAGCCGCTCGCCACCTCGAGAGCCTCCCCGACGACGAGCGAGCCGAGCTCGAGGCCAAGGCCCGCGGCCAGTTCCCGCACCCCGACCTCGTCCCACGCAAGTCGATGCTCGCCGAGGTCCACCGGCTGCTCACCGGCGCCGACCTGGAGGACGCCCACCGATGACCATCCACGACGACCTCGCCGCCATCCGCACCCGGCGCGCCACCACCCCCGACACGCCCCTCACCCGCGAGCTGGCCGCCCGCGGCCTCACCGACGACGCGCTGAACTACATCCAGCAGCTCGAGATCGCCACGCGCAGCATCGCCGCAGCCATCGACGGTGAGGTCGGCAACCCCGATTGGCCAATGGCCCCCTACCTCGAGGACAAGGCCGAAGCCGCCGAACGCGCAGCCGGCCAGCTTCGTCAGCTCGCCGAGCTTGCGCGCGAGATGCCGCCCGCACCGTGATCGTTGGAGACGCGATGACCTGGCCCGTCTGGATCGCCTACCGCCCCCTGATGATGCACGCGGGTGCGGACACGGTCAGGTACGTCCTCGTCACCGACGACGGCCTGCAGCTCCTCGGCGCCGCCCCCCACGGACCCGTCGACCCGGAGACCCGCCCGTGACCGGCCCCCAGGCCCGCATCACCCACCTCACCGCCAACCTCACCCGCCACGGCGAACACATCGCCAACATCCTCCTCAACCGCCAACTCGGCGACCCCATCGACACCCGACGCCCCGAAACCACCGGCCGCACCACCGGCGTCCCCCGCCCCACCGAAACCGGCGCACTCCACTGGGCCGACGCCCAACAACGCGACGCCCGCCACCTCGGCCGCCTCCTCACCGGCCACGACAACCTCACCGTCCTCGGCGCCGCCCAGATCGCCGAACGCCTCGGCAACCCCCTCCCCGACAGCTACCCCGTCCGCATCAACCGCAACGAGATCCACCTCACCATCGACCGGCTCGTCGCCCTCGCCGGCACCGCCGAACCCACCACCCACCAGTGGCGCGCCATCGTCACCGCACTCGGCCAGACCTGGCACCTCGCCGCCAGCATGATCCACGACGGCTGGTACCAGCTCCACGCCGCCCGCCACACCGTCGACTCCCGCGGGCTCACCGTCCTGGACCAGACCGCCGAAGCAGACGCGCTCGCCTACCTCGGCCACATCGAGAAGCTCGAACGGCAGCTCGCCGGACTGCTCCGCCGGCTCACCCCCGCCAACATCCCGGTCTGCGCCGCCGACGGGTGCCGCCGCGCGCTCGGCGACAGCTCCCGCGACGGCCTCTGCGACGAGTGCGCGGGACGTCCGTGCCGGTGCGGATGCGGCCAGACCGTCCCGCGCGGGAAGGGCGCCACGCACCCGACCTGCCGGCAACGTCAACGCCGAACTGCACCAGGTGCTTGACCACACGCCTGTGACAGGATGTACGCTGCTCGCGCAGCGGGCACAGACGTGCGCCCACAGTCAGGCGACACCATGCCGATCTCAGGCACCGCCAACGGCATCAGCGCCGGCTACATCCCACCGGTCGACCGCCGCACCCGCCGACAGAGCGCCATCGACCGCGCACGCCGCGACGGCGCCCGGCCAGTCCGCATCGCCGGACCCGCAGCCGAGGCAGACAAGCACCGCAGCCCCACGCTCGACGTCCACCTGCCCCGCTACTAGCCCGGGCACCGAACCCCCAGAGCCGCCCCCACCGGGCGGCTCTACCCATACCCGGGCACCCCCGATGGCACCCCCCTCCCAGGACGCCCCCACCCCGGGACCCACCCCCCGCCCCCGGAGGTACCCCGGCATGAGCGTGTACGTCCTCGCGATCATCACCGCCAGCATCCTCGCCGGAGCCGGCCTCGGGCTACTGCTCGGCTGGCTCCAACACGGCCGCTAGATGGCCAACACCACCGACCGCGGCTACGGCACCCCCCACCAAGCCGAACGAGCCCGGTGGGCCCCCACCGTCGAAGCCGGCCAAGCCACCTGCGCACGCTGCCACGAACCGATCGCGCCGACCGAACCATGGGATCTCGGCCACACCGACGACCGCCAGACCTGGCACGGACCCGAACACCGAGCCTGCAACCGGTCAGCCGGCGGACGCAACGGCGCCACCGTCACCAACACCAAACGGCAGATGACCATCCGCGACTGGTGACACCCCGACAGGGGAAGGGCGTCCGGATCACCAGAACCCCGGCCGCCTGACTCCCGCCGGTAGTCAGATCTCTCTCCGGGAGGTCGGTGTCCCGGGACAGCCGCTAGCAGGAGGTGAGCTGTGGTTGAGCTTGCCTGCCAGGTGTGCGAGGAGCGGTTCGAGGCGAAGCGGTCCACGGCGAAGTACTGCTCGGAGCGGTGCAAGAAGCGGGCGCAGCGGGGTGCTGGGGCGAAGAACGCCGAGACGCGGGAGCAGGAGACGCGGTCGGGGTTGGGGTCGGTCGCGGCGGCGACGCTGATCGAGCTCCAGGAGGCGAAGCGGTTGCAGACGCCGTTGGGGCAGGCGGCGTTGGCGTTGGCGCACCGACTCGACATGTCGCAGATGGACACGGGGCAGGCGGTGGCGTCGCTGGCGAAGCAGCTCCAGCAGACGTTGGAGGCTGCGACGGCTGATGCGCAGCTCGAGAACGATCCGGTGGACGAGGTGAGGGCTGCCCGTGAGCGGAAGCTCCGCGCCGTCGCTGGTTGAACCGGCGTTCCGGCATGCGCCGCAGTTCACGGAGACGCTGGGGCCAGAGGTCGCGGACATCGCGGATCTGGCTGGGTTCGCGCCCGATCCGGAGCAGCAGCTCGCCCTCGACCTGATCTTCGCGCTCGACTCGGAGGGCAAGTCGGCGGCGTTCGAGACGGCGCTGGTGGTGGCCCGCCAGAACTTGAAGACGGGCACGTTCAAGCAGGCGGCGCTCGGGTGGCTGTTCGTCACGGACCAACGGCTGGTGGTGTGGTCGGCGCACGAGTTCTCGACGACTCGTGAGGCGTACCGCGACATGGTGGCGCTGATCGAGAACAACCGGTTCTTGAAGCGCCGGCTGGCCCGCGCGGTCGGCGGGAACAACGAGATGGCGATCGAGCTGACGACCGGTCAGCGGCTGCTGTTCAAGGCGCGCACGAAGACCGGTGGGCGCGGCCTGACGGGCGACAAGGTGGTGCTCGACGAGGCGTTCGCGCTCCGTCCGGAGCATCTCGGGTCGTTGATGTTCGCGCTGTCGGCCCGTCCGGACCCGCAGCTGGTGTACGGGTCGTCGGCGTGCCTGTACGACTCGGACGTTCTCCGGGCCATCGTGAAACGCGGTCGCGCCAAGACGTCCCCCAACCTGGCGTACCTCGAATGGTGCGCCCCTCGTGGTGGCTGTGAGGCTGAGGACTGCGATCACGAGGTCGGTGTCGAGGGTTGCGCGCTCGATGACCCGGAGAACCTGAAGGCAGCGAACCCGCTGCTCGGTCGGGTGCGCCCGAACGGGACGGGGATGACGCTCGAGTACCTCCGGAAGGAGCGGGAGGCGTCCCCGCCGTCGGAGTATGCACGTGAGCGGCTGGGGTGGCATGACGAGTCGGGTGCTGACGAGGCGTTCGGAGCAGGGAACTGGGAGGCGTGCGTAGGGACGCGGCCCGAGGGGCTCAAGCTCGGCAGCGTCGCCGTCGCGGTGTCGTACGACCTGGCGTGGGCGACCATCGGCGCGGCCGGCGCCGTGGGCGAGACGGTGTACGGCAAGCCGTTGCAGCACGGTCCTGGGACCGGATGGGTGGTCGCACGGGCCAGAGAGCTCCAGCAGCAGCATGGGGTCGACGTGGTCATCGACGGCCGCGGTCCTGCTGCTGACCTGATCGACCCGCTGAAGGATGCAGGGGTGCGGCTGAAGGTCGCGGACACGTCGGACGTGCTGGATGCGTACGCGACGATCCAGAAGGCGGTTCGGGGCCGGACGTTCGTGCATGAGCAGTTCCCGGAGCTGGATCGGGCGGCGGCGTCGGCGGTCCCGCGGACGGTCGGTGATCGGCTGGCGTGGGGCCGGAAGCAGTCGGATGCGGACATCTCTCCGCTTGAGGCCGTGACGTTGGCGGTGTGGGCGTGCGGCCCTGGCCAGGGACGGTCGGTGTACGAGGAACGTGCCGTGACGACGGTCTGACGGAAGGTCCGGGATTGGGTTTCTGGAGCTTCCTGACCCGGCCTGCTTCTGTGGAGCAGACGGTGTTCACCCCCCGGGTGACACACGTCGGCTCCGTCGAGGAGTGGCTGGCTGCGCTCGACATCGACGGGATGACCGCTTCGCAGCTGTGGCGCACCCAGCCGCACCTGCGGACCGTGGTGTCGTTCCGTGCCCGCAACGTGGCCCAGCTCGGCCTGCACGTGTTCCGCCGAGTGTCGGACACCGACCGGCAGCGCGACCACGACTCGCCGTTGCAGGAGGGGCTGCGACGACCGGACGTGTCCGCGACGGTGTACGACCTGCTGTTCGCCCTCGTCGGTGATCTCGACCTGTACGACCGGGCCTACTGGCTCGTGGGCCAGTCCCCAGAAGGGCGGACGATGTTCCGCCGGCTCCCGCCGGCGTGGACCCAGCCGGTGATGTCGGACGCCTGGACGGTCAAGGAGTACCGGGTGTTCCGGGGCGACAAGATCGTCACCCTGCCTGCCGACCGCATCCTGTCGTTCACCGGCTACGCCCCCTCGTCTCCGGTCGGGTCGTCCCCGACGGTCGAGTCGCTGAAGGACACCCTGAAGGAGCAGATCGAGGCGGCGCTGTACCGCGGCCAAGTCTGGAAGCGTGGCGGCCGCGTGTCTGCAGTCATCGAACGGCCGGCAGGGGCGCCGTCGTGGTCGGATGCGGCGCGTGAGTCGTTCCGTGAGGACTGGTACGCGAAGTACACCGGGAAGGGTCCGAAGGCTGGCGGGACGCCGCTGCTCGAGGACGGGATGACGCTCAAGCGCATCGACTTCTCGGCGCAGGACCAGCAGTTCGTCGAGGGTGCGAAGCTCGCGCTGACCACGGTCGCGGCCGCCTACCACGTCAACCCGACGATGATCGGCGTGCTCGACAACGCGAACTACTCGAACGTGCGCGAGTTCCGCCGGATGCTGTACGGCGACACGCTCGGTCCGCTCCTCGCGCAGATCGAGGCGCGGATCAACACGTTCCTGATCCCGATGCTCGGGATGGACCCGGACGTCTACTACGCCGAGTTCAACCTCCAGGAGAAGCTGCAGGGCTCCTTCGAGGAGCAGGCTGCGGTGATGCAGACCCTGGTTGGCCGGCCGATCATGACCGGCGACGAGGGCCGAGCGAAGTTCAACCTCCCGGCGCTCGGCGGGAACATGGCCGAGCCCGTCACCCCGTTGAACGTGCTCATCGGCGGGCAGGCGTCGCCTACGGACTCCGGGTCGCAGAACCGCAACGCCGGGGTCCCGCAGTTGAAGGCGCGCGGGTCGGAGTCCCGGGAGGAGCAGTGCGCAGAGCGGCTGGCGTCGTTCTTCGCCCGGCAGCGCCGGGCGGTCATGTCCCGGCTCGGTGCCGGACGTGAGGACGTGTGGGACGCGGACCGGTGGGACGACGAGCTCACCGAGGACCTGACCGAGATGTACCTGGCGACCTCCGAGGTGGCCGCTAGGGAGGCGCTGGCCGACGCGGGGTTCGGTAGCTACGACGTGGCACGGACAATGGCGTTCCTCGCGGAGGCGGCGCGACGGTCCGCGTCGGACATCAACGAGACGACCCGCACGGCTGTGGCTGCTGCGGCGGACGACGACGACCCCACGGAAGCGGTCGCGTCGGTGTTCAACGTCGCAGAGGGCCAGCGGGCCGGTGCCATCGCGGCGACGACGGTGACGTTCGCGTCAGCGTTCGGGACCGTCGAGGTGGCACGGCAGAACTCGGACCGGGCGACCAAGACGTGGCAGGTCGAGTCCGGCAACCCGCGCCCGTCCCACGCGGCGATGGACGGTGAGACCGTCCCGATCGATGAGCCGTTCTCGAACGGGCTGATGTGGCCGGGCGCGGTCGGAGACCCGGACGAGGTGGCCGGCTGCCGATGCAGCGTCGTCATCAACTTCTGAAGGAGCGGCCATGAAGGTCAAGAACGTCCCGATCGGGCAGGTGAAGGCCGGACCGGACGACGGGCTCGAGGAGGGCCAGTTCCTCGTCTACCCCTCGACGTTCACCCGCGAACCGGACGCCTACGGTGACGTGGTCGCCCCGGGCGCGTTCCTCGACGACATCGCCGCGTGGAAGGCGTCAGGGAACGTCCTCCCGGGCCTGTACGGCCACCGGATGGACGACCCGGACTTCTTCGTCGCCGGCGCGATCGACGAGGGCGAGGACGAGCACGGCTGGTGGGTGAAGGGCGAGTTCGACCTCGACAACCCCAAGGCCCGGCAGGTGTACCGGCTCGTGAAGGGCCGCCGGCTCAACCAGCTGTCGTTCGCGTACGACGTCCTCGAAGAGGGCAAGGTCGAACTGGGGAACGGGGAGACCGCGAACGAGCTGCGGAAGCTGAAGCGGTACGAGTTCTCGTTCGTGCCGGTCGGAGCGAACCAGGACACCGGCGTGGTCGCGGTCAAGTCGACCGTTGAGGCCATGCTGAAGGAAGGCCGGGTCCTGTCGGCCAAGAACGAGACGGCGTTGCGGGAAGCCCGTGACGCGATCGACTCCGTCCTCGCATCTCTCGGGGACGGCAACGAAGACCAGGGCAAGGCCAGCGGAGACGCGGAGGCCAAGCCGGGCGCCAGCGACGAGGACCCCTCCGGGGGCAAGTCGTCCGTGCCCGGCGAGGAGTTGAAGCGTCAGCCGTCCGTCGACACGTTCCTGGCGGTCATCAACATCGAGCAGAGGAGTTGAGGCATGGACCTCAAGCAGCAGCGTGACGCTGCCCTCACGGCCGCCCGTGACATCGCGGAGAAGGCCAAGAACGAGGGTCGCGACCTGACCGAAGACGAGACGTCGACCATCGAGGCGAAGCTCGCCGAGGCGGACGACCTGAAGGGCCGGATCGCCCAGGCGGCCAAGTCGGCTGACCTGTTCGACCAGCTTGCCACCCTCGGCACCCCCGACGACAGCGACGACGAGCCGGCCGCAGCGAAGTCGCTCGGCGAGCACTTCGTGAAGGCTGTCGGCACCGACGGGCTGGCCCGCGTCAAGACCACGTCGGGCGCGGTGGTCGCCGCGCCGGAGTGGACCCCGCAGGTCAAGCAGCCCGGAGACCACTCCACCCCCGGTTCGCTCGCGCCGTGGCTGACCACGTTCGACCGCGCCATCGTGCGGGCGTTCCGTCGCCCCGTCGTGTCGGACCTGTTCGGGCAGGGCACGCTCGGTGCCAACTCGAACGCCGTGACCTATCTCGTCGAGGGGTCGGTCGAGGGTGCGCTGGCCACGGTCGCGGAGGGCGGCTCCAAGCCGCAGTTCCAGATCACCGACCCGACGCAGCGGACTGACGCGCTCAAGAAGATCGCCGGGTTCCTGAAGTTCACCGACGAGATGGTCGAGGACGCCGACTTCTGGGTGTCCGAGATCAACCAGCGGGGCATCTACCTGCTGGCCCTCGCCGAGGAAGCTCAGCTGCTCACCGGCAACGGGACCGGGTCGAACATCGAGGGTCTGCTGCAGCGTTCGGGTGTGCAGACCGAGTCGGCGGCGAACACCGAAGACAACGCGGACGCGCTGTTCCGTGCGATGTCGAAGGTGCAGACCGCGACCGGCCTGTCCGCGGACGGGGTGGTCATCAACCCGGTCGACTACGAGCGTCTCCGGCTCGGCAAGGACGGCAACGGCCAGTACTTCGGTGGCGGCTACTTCACCGGACCGTACGGCAACGGTGACGTGGAGTGGCAGCCGCCCGTGTGGGGCCGTCGCACCATCGTCTCCGCTGCTGTCGCTGCCGGTACCGCCATCGTCGGCGCGTTCGGTGCCGGCGCGACCGTGTACCGCAAGGGCGGCGTCCGGGTCGAGTCGACGAACTCGCACGCTTCGGACTTCACCTCGAACCTCATCACGACCCGCATCGAGGAGCGTGTCGCCCTGGCGGTTCGCATCCCCGCCGCGTTCGTGAACGTCTCCCTGGCCGCGCCCACCGCACCGGCCTGATCGGCTGACTGATGGCTGACGACAGGAACGAGTACACGGTCACGATCGGCGGTCGAGAGCACACGATGCTCCTGACCGACGAAGACGCGCAGCGGTACGGCGACGCGGCGGTCAAGGCGAAGGCCAAGACCCCGAAGAACAAGTCCCGGACCGCGAAGTCCAAGTAGCACCGGCGCCAGGGGGCCATCGTGGTTGACGTTCCTCTGATCGACGAGGGTGACCTCGATGGCTTCCCTGGCGCCCCCTTCCCCGCCACACAAGTCGCCGCAGCGCAAGCCGGCGTCCGTGCCATCTGCGGCTGGCACATCGCTCCGCAGGTCACCGAGACGGTTGTGCTGGACGGCGACGGGGGCACGCTCCTGATGCTCCCGACGTTGAAGCTGGTCAGCGTCGCCCAGGTCCGCGACCTAACCCGTTCCGAGCCGGCCGCCATCGAAGGGTGGCGGTGGTCGTCTGCCGGGATGCTGTACCGCAGTTCTGGATGGCCGTCCGGTCTCGGCGCCGTGGAGGTCACCATGACCCACGGGTACGACGAGTGCCCCCCCGAGCTCCTTCCCGAGATCGCTGCACGGGCGCTGACGACGACCCGTGACCAGACGATCACGCAGGAGTCGCTGGGGTCGCGGTCCGTGTCGTACCGGCAGCAGGGTGTGGTGTCGTCGGTGCTTGAGCGTCACGCTCTCCCTCCGCGCCCATGAGTGCGCTGTTCCCGCATCAGGTCACCATCCGTGACCGGCAGGTCGTCGGCGAGGACGACTTCGGCAACGACCGGTACGAGACCGTCGAGCGGACCTCGCCGGCCTGGTGGGAGCAGCGCGCCTCCGGCGAGCAGACCGACGCCCGCCAGCAGGTCACGTCCGGCTACTGGCTCTACCTCCCGCCTGGCACGCCGCTCACCGCGACCTCGCAGGTGCTGCTCTATGGCGAGTGGTACGAGGTCGACGGCGATTCCCTCGAGCAGCCCGCCGGGGTCGCGGTCGACGGGTACGTCCGTGCCGCGTTGACCAGGACGAGCGGCTGATGGGCGCCCGGGTCGAGATCACCTACGAGTTCGTGCAGCGGGCGGCCCAGTCCGCGCCGGTGCGCCGGGCGCTGGCGGCCAAGGCACGGAGGGTGCAGCAGCGCGCCGAAGGGCTCGCGCAAGGTGAGGGCGTCACGCTCGACTCCCGCGTGACCGAAGGGACCCGCCCGCGCGGCCGGCCGTACGCCCGGGTCGAGTCCGACAACGTCAGCCAGGAGTGGGGCTCGTCGAACACCGAGCGGCGTCGCATCCTCGGCCGTGCCGCAGAGGGGGCGTGACGTGTCCTGGCCCATCCTGACCCTCGTGATGCGGGCGGGCCTGACCGGCACGATTCCGGGCCGTGTCGTGACCCGCCTCCCGTCACGGTTCGAGGAGAACCTGCCTGTGACGCGGCTGGCCCGCGGCCCCGGCTCAGACGACGGCGTCACCGACACGCCCCTGCTCGACGTCGAGACGTTCGGCGCGAACGAGCTGGAGATGTGGGAGCTCGCCGAAGCGACACGGCAACGGCTCCACCAGTTGGCAGGCACGACCATCGGCGGCGTGCTCATCGACTCCGTAGAGACCGCGACCGGACCGGTCGAGGTCGACTACGGGAATCCGGCCGTCTTCCGGGCGGTCGCGTCCTACCGGGTCGCTCTCCGGCGACACGGCTGACCCCCATCCGCCCCGGTGCCCGGGGCATGAAGGCCCCGACCGAAAGGAACCGCGGTGGCCACCTTCTCCGAACTGCAGAACCGCGCCCAGAACCTGATCCGCAAGGGGCTCGAGGGCTCGGTGTTCGTCAAGCGGTACGCCGCTGACGACGACCCGATCGAGGCCCTCGGTGGGTCCTCCGGTCTGCTCGCGCTCCCGCCTGGCTACGACGACCTCGGCTGGATCACCAAGGACCAGGGCATCAACTGGACCCGCGACATCGAGACGTCCGACGTGACCTCGCTCGGCGCGTCCGAGCCGACCCGCCGCGACATCGTCTCCGACGTGTCCGGCCTGCAGGTCACCGCGCAGGAGACCAAGGCCCTCACCCTCGGCCTGTACGAGGGGCTCGACCTGTCCGGCACCGCCCGTGACGCCGACGGGAACGTCGTCATCGACAAGCCGGACCGGCCCGCATCGATCTACTACCGGGTCCTCGGCCTGATGAAGGACGGCGACGGCGCGGACGCGATCTACATCGCGAAGTGGCTGCCGCGCGCCCAGATCGTCGACCGTGGCGAGCAGGCGTGGAACGAGAACGACGAGGTCCAGTACCCGTTCACCATCAACGGGTTCGTGGACCCCGCCGTCGGCACGTCGCAGCGGCTGCTGATCTGGTCGCCGACCGTCGGCCACATCGAGGACATGGGGTTCGCGGCGCCGGCGCCGACGCCGTGACGTGACCTCGGGGCGGCGGGCCTGGGTGGGCCGCCGCCGCCCCGAGGACCGTAGGCCCACCCGACACAGGAGGAACCTCGATGGCCAAGGGCACCACCCTCTACACCCCCGACGGGCGCAGCTACGTCACGTCGGACCCGACCGAGATCACCCGCCTCAAGGCGCAGGGCTACTCGGAGACCGACCCGAACAAGAAGACCTCGACCAGCAGCACGTCGTCGTCCAGCAAGCAGTCCTGATCCGCACCGACCAAAGGCCCACCCATGCCGAACCAGCAGACCACCTACCGGTGGGACCAGTACGTCGAAGAGGCGCGCATCCCGCCGTTCGAGCTCGTCGTGTCCGACGACGAGACCATCGAGATCGAAGCGCCGTCCGGCGCCGCGCTGATCCAGATCATGCGGGGGCTGCGGGAAGGCGACCTTGAGCTGATCCTGTACTCGCTGTGCGGCGAGCAGTGGACCCGGATCCAGGAGCTCCTCGGAGGTGTCGGCCACAAGGCGATGCCGTCGCTGACCGAGGACCTCATGGACCATTTCGACCTGTACGAGCCGGTGACTCTGGTCGGGCCCGGTGGCGGCAAGGTCACCCGCAAGCGGCCCCGTGAGATCCAGACGCTCATCAACCAGGGGTACCGGCCGGTGGGGGAAGCTCCCGCCTCGCGCACCTAGTCGAGTTCGTCGACAGGTACGGCGAGGCGCTCGAGACCGACCTGCACCGGTTCTACGGGCTGGACCTCCTCGACTTCTTCCGTGGCCGGCACTCGTGGCGGAAGCTGCGGGTGCTGGTCGACCGGCTGCCCGGCTCGTCAGCCACGGTGGAAGCCCAGCTCGGCGACCCCGAGTACGCCGCCTGGGTCGCCGGCCAGCCGGAACGGTCTGGGCCGGTGCCGCCGCGGCTGTCGGACTGGACACCTGACGTGGCGCGTCTGACCGACATCTACGACCGGCTCGGTGAGCTCGTCGCGGCGGTGATCGCCGCGAGCTCCAAGGACGGGAAGTTCCGTCCTCCGCCGCCGTCGCCACGGCCGGTCACCGAAGTGGACCGGCTCAAGGCGCGGGCTCGCCGGTCCCGGCACCTGGCGCTCGTCGACGAGGTCAAGGCCGCTCAGGCCCGCTACGAGAGCAGGTCCTCGGCCCCGACGAACAGCACCGGCGGGTAGCGGTCCGGCTCGAACGAGACCTCGACGGCGAGCTCGTCGAGCTGGTCGCGTGGCACCTCGAACGTGTAGAAGACCTCGAGAGTCTGGCCGGCGCCGACCTGGCGTGGTAGGTCGGTGGCCAGCTCGGGGCCGTCCATCCAGCCGGACACCCTGCTCGCTTCCGCCCGGTTCGGGCCGGTCAGCAGCGCGACCGGCTGGAACGGCGACTCCAGCGGGACGGCATCACCGCTGCCGTTGTCCAGCTCGACGGTGACCTTCACCGGCGTGTGACCTGCCGCCAGCTCGGCTACGTCGCGTGCCTGGACTGGTTCGAGGCCCGTCACGGCGACGGTGAGCCCGTCGTGATGGGTGAACGGCTCGCCAGCTGGGGTGTCGGCAGGTGCGTCGGCGAGCGCATCGGCGAGGTCGTCCTGGTGGGCCATCTGGTCGCCACCTCCGGCGCAGCCGGCGAGTAGCAGCACGGCCAGCCACGTGATGGTCCGCATCGGTTCGTGTCCTTCCTGGGTGGTGGGTTCACGGTAGACGGAAGGAGGGCGTCCGTGGTTGCTGCGACCGACGCGGTCTGGATCGACGTCCTCCCCTCGATGAAGGGGTTCGGCCCCGCCCTGGCCAAGGGCGCCGACCAGGAAGCCGGCAAGGTCGGCAAGTCGGCCGGAACGTCGTTCGGCAAGGCCGCACTCGCCGCCACGGCTGTGGTCGCCTCCGGTGCTGCGCTGGCCACCAAGGCGCTGTTCAACATCGGCCGGACCTTCCACGAGGTCGAGTCCACCATCCGGGTCGGGACCGGCGCCACCGGTGACGCGCTCGACGCGCTGACCAAGTCGGCGCAGAACGTCGGCACCCGGGTGCCGGCCGAGTTCGCGGACGTCGGGACCGCCATCGCGGACCTCAACACCCGGCTCGGTCTCACCGGCGAACCGCTGGAGGCCATGGCCGAACAGTTCCTCGAGCTGTCGCGGATCACCGGTACCGACGTCGCGTCCAACATCGCGTCGATGACCCGGGTGTTCGGGGACTGGGACGTCGCTGCGCAGGATCAGGCCGGCACGCTCGACATGCTGTTCCGCGCGTCGCAGGCGACCGGCATCGGCGTCGACGAGCTCGCCGGCAAGGTCGTCCAGTTCGGGTCGCCGCTGCGGGCGATGGGCTTCTCGCTGGAGGAGTCCGCGGCGATGTTCGGCAAGTTCGAGCAGGAGGGCGTGAACGCCGAGCTGGTCATCGGGTCGCTACGTCAGGGGCTCGGCCGGATGGCGAAGGCCGGGGAGGACGCCCCCTCGACGTTCCGGCGAGTGGTCGACGAGATCGCCGGGATGGAGTCCCGCACCGAGGCGACCGCTGCAGCGATGGAGCTGTTCGGTTCGCGTGCCGGTCCGGACATGGCGGCAGCGATCCAGGAGGGCCGGTTCGAGCTCGGTGAGCTGCTCGACCTGGTCGAGAACGGCGGCGAGACCATCATGGACGCCGCGGGGGACACGCTGGGGTTCTCTGAGCAGTGGCAGATGTTCAAGAACCAGGTGATGGTCGGTCTGGCTCCGGTCGCCGAGCGGGTGTTCGCGGCGGTCACGTCGGGGATGACGTGGATACGGGAGCGGGGGGTACCTGCCGCGCGTGACTTCGTGGAGGCACTGCGCCGGTGGGCTCCGGTCATCGGCGGGGTCATCGCTGTGATGGGCGGGCTGGTCGCTGTGGTGTCCGCGCACGCTGCGGTTTTGGCGGTATCGGCGGCCGGTGGGCTGGCGTCGTGGATCGCTCAGACCCGTATCGCTCAGTCCGTCACAAGGGTGTGGACGGCGGTCCAGTGGGCCATGAATGCTGCGCTGGCAGCGAACCCGATCACGATCGTGGTGGTGGCTCTCGCGGCGCTCGGCGCGGCGCTGGTCGTGGCCTACAAGAAGTCGGAGACGTTCCGCGACGTCGTCAACCGTGCCTGGGCTGCGGTGAGGAACGCGGTGGGGTCGGTCGTGAACTGGTTCACCGGCACGGCGTGGCCCGCCATCAAGGGGGTCTGGGACGGCATCCGCAGCGGGGTCGAGACGCTCCGGAACCGGCTCCGGACCGCGTGGGAGGGGATCCGGCTCGCCGTCGCCGTCGTGGTCGAAGCCCTCAAGCTCTACTGGAACAACATCCTCAAGCCGGTGTGGAGCGCGATCGCCGCAGCGGCACGGTGGCTCTGGACCAACGGCATCAAGCCCTACTTCGACTGGATCGCGGCCGGCTGGCGGGCGCTGGTCGACGCCGCCCAGTGGGCGTGGCGGACCATCCTCAAGCCCGTGTGGGACGCCGTCGCCGCCGCGGCACGGTGGCTGTGGGACCGCGCCATCCGGCCCGTGTTCGGCTGGATCGGGGACCGCTGGAGCGACGTGGTCCGCGGCATGCAGACGGTGTGGAACCGGACCCTCAAGCCGGTGTTCGAGGCCGTCGGCAGGGCGGTCGGGACGATGCGTGACGCGGTCGGCCGGGCGGTCGACGCGGTCGGGCGGGCCTGGGACGGGCTGAAGCGGGCGTTCGCCGCCCCGGTGAACTGGGTGATCGACAACGTCATCAACAAGTTCCTCGGCTGGGTGAACCGCATCGCGAAGGACATCGGCGTGTCCATCGAGTTCGAGCCGGTCGCCCGGGTCGCGTGGGGCAGCCCTGCCCCCGGCGGGCGGACCACCGGCGGGGTCGCACGCAACAAGGGTGGTCCCATCCCCGGGACCGGGGCCGACCGCGACTCGGTGTGGGTCTACGCCACCCCCGGCGAGCACATGTGGACCCGCCGGGAGGTCCAGGCCGCCGGCGGGCACGGCGCCGTCGAGCAGCTGCGCCGCTCCGTCCTGGCCGGCGACGTCGACCCGGTCGGTGGGCCGGCAGGGTGGCTCCGCAACGTCGCCACGTCGGCGCTGGACCGGGCCCGCAAGTTCATCGTCGACGCGGCCCGGCCCGGGTTCAACGCCGTCATGGGGCTGATGGACCGCACCGTCGGCCGGTGGGCGATGCCCGGCCGGATCGCTGCCGGCGTGTCCCGCCGCACCGGCAACGCCCTGCTGGACTGGATGGCCGGCATCGAGGAGGAAGCCAAGGCACGCATCCCGGACCTCGGGTCCGGCTACCAGTCGCTCATCAACCTGGTCCGTGCCGCCGCGGTGCCGCACGTCGTCACGTCGACGCTGCGGCCAGGGGACCCGGGCTACCACGGCCGTGGGAAGGCTGCGGACTTCTCGGTCGGCGGGCATCTGAACCGCGGCTACCGGCACTCCGGTCTGCGGGCCATCTTCGACGCGTTCCTGCCGGTCCAGTCGCAGCTCGCGGAGCTGATCCTGGCCGGTGCGCCGTTCAACATCAAGAACGGCCGGCGGGTGCCCGGCTACGCGTGGGGCCGTCCGGGGCAGCCGGGCAACCACTGGAACCACGTCCACGCTGCGGTGTTCGACCGTGGCGGGTGGCTGCCGCCGGGGGTGTCGACGGTGGCGAACTGGACGGGCCGGCCAGAGCCGGTGCTCACCGACGGGCAGTGGCGCGACCTGCGTGCCGCTGCGGACCACGGCGGGATCGGCGAGGCGGTCCGCGACGCTCTCGAAGGGTGGTCGGTCGTGATCGATGAGGTTGGGGTGGCACGTCTGGTGGAGCGAGGGAACCGGACCCTGGTGCGTCGCCGATGAGTTGGCGGAGCGACTGGGGCGGGGTCGAGACGACGTGGATCGGCCCGTTCGGGGCGCTGGTGGAGGTTCGATCTCCGCAGCGTCCGTTGCAGATGAAGACGGTCCGTCCGACGTCGGAGTTGACGTTGCTGTCCGGCCGAACAGTGGTGCAGCGTGCGCCGGGAACCTCGCGTCGGTGGACGTGGGACTTCCCATCCGGTTGGCAGGAGGAGCTCGCCGCCCTGGTCGCGCTGGAGCAGGGGGTGTTCGGGCCGCCGCCGTGGTGGTGGTACGACCCGATGGTCGCCTACACCAACATGCTGCCGCCGCAGGTGGCTTCGCCGGGGCTGGGTGGGGACGTTCCGGACGGGGCCGTGCCTGCCGGCCCGGTCGAGGTGGACGGGGTCCGGCACGTCGCCGCGGTCGAGGGCGCGTGGGTCACGCCGACGGTGCCGGTGCTGCCCGGCCGCACCTACACGGGGTCGCGGTACGGGACGGGGACGCTGGCGTTGCGGTGGGTCGATGCCGACGGTGTGCAGGTCGATCGTGACCAGGCGGTGACGGTCGACGGCCGTCTGGTCGCCGCCGGTACGGCACCTGCCGGGACGGTCCTGGCGTTGGACGGCACGGCCGGGACGGCGGTGTCCGCTCCGGACGCGGCGCCGTTGCGGATCGTCGGCGACCTGGACGTGGCCTGGTACGGGGCGCTGGCGAACTGGACGTCGGGGACCCGGCGGGGGCTGCTGGCGAAGGGGTCGCAGTCGTCGAACCGGGCGTTCTGGCTGGAGATGACGACCGGGAACCGGCCGTCGCTGCTGTGGTTCGAGCCGGACGGGACGGCCCGGTCGGCGACGGCGACGGTGAACCTGCCGACGCTGGCGGCGTGGCAGGAGCTGGGGTTGCGGGTCCAGCTCGATGTGGACAACGGTTCGGGCGGCCGGACCGTCAGCTTCTTCACGTCGTCGGATGGTGGACGGTCGTGGCAGCAGCTCGGTTCGCCGGTGGTGCAGGCGGGGGTGACGTCGATCCGGGCGGGGACCGGGTCGCTGTGGGTGGGCCAGTCGGACCCGTCGTTGCGGACCCACGGGCGGGTCCGGTGGGTAACGGTCCGGGACGGCATCGGCGGGACACCGGTCGCGTCGCCGCGGTTCGTTCGGCTGCCGGCCGGGACCGGGTCGTTCACGGACGTGCACGGCAACCCGTGGACGCTGGCGGGCGCTGCGGCCGTCGTCGAGTCGACGGTGACGCGGGCGGCGGGGGTGCTGCTCGAGTCGGACGGTCTGGCTGCCGCGTTGCAGCTCAACGAGGGTGGGCTGCGGCGGTGGACGGCTGGGGAGGGGATGCCGCGCGTGTCGATCTCCGGTCTCGAGCAGGTGTACCAGCTGGCGACCGAGGCCAGTCAGCGGCGTGATGTGACGGTGGAGCTGGTCGAGGTGGTCGGGTGACGACGGTCGACGCGACCGTCACCGTCGACGGGGACACGTTCGAGGCGTCGCGCTGGCATGTGGAACGTGAGCTGGCGACCACGATGCCGGAGCAGGTGCAGGGCACGGTCGGGGAGTCGGTCGCGGGCGGTGGGGCGACGTTGGCTGGGACGTCGGCGGTGTGGTCGCCGTGGAACGGTGGCCGGTCCTGGTCGGGTGCCCGGGTGACGGTGGACGGCCACGATGGGGTGTCGGCACGGCTGTTGACGGGCGAGGTCCAGCAGGCCCGCGGGTCGGCGACGTCTCCTGGGCTGGAGGTGTCGTTCGACGATCTGGCGGCCCGTCTGCGTGGCGATGTGGACGTGCCTGGGTTGGCGGCGGTGCTGTCGGGTGGGGTCCGTCCCGGCCTGACGTCGACGTGGGTGATGACGCATGTGCTCCGTCAGGCCGGCTGGGATGCGGTCCCGCCGGCCCGTCCGGGCGGGACGGTGGTGGCGACGCTGGCCGGGTCGGCGTGGCCCGAAACTGGCCGGCTCGTGTCGGCTCACGGGTTCGCCGACCCGTCGCAGCTGCCGGGTTGGGACGGCCCGGCGGTCACGTCACTGGACGCGCTGTGGAGGCCGGACCTGTGGCCGTGGTCGTGGACCATCGGCCGGACGTTGCGGTTCTCGCTGCAACAGTGGACGACGGACGGGACGGTCCGGATCGTCGTCCCCATCCTGACGTCGGGTCTGAACCCGGTGCTGTGGTTCGCGGTCACGGTGGATGGTGGGACGGTCACGGTCGAGGTGTCCGACGTGTTCGCCCGGTTCGACGAGGGCACGGTCGGCACGGTCGGGACGGGCTGGTGGGCGCTCGACGTGACCCGCACCGCCGCGGGCGCGTTCGAGGTCCGCCTCAACGGTGGCACCCCGGCGACCGTGGAGGTCCCGTACGTTGACGAGGACACGACCTGTACCACCGTCGAGCTGCAGGTGGACGGCAGCCGAGCGTCGTCGTTCCAGCTCACCCCGGACCCGACCGGCCCGCACGTGCCGGACTGGACGGTGTCGGCGCTGCTGGACCCTCCGCTGGCTCGCCTGCACGGCACCGTCGGGGTCGCCGGCCAGCCCGGCTGGACGGTGCTCCGCGACCTCGCCGAAGCGGAGCAGGGCGCCATCTGGGTCGACGAGGACGGGGTGTTCCGGTTCGTGAACCGGGACCGGCTCCGCGGCGCCGGCCAGCCTGCCAAGCAGGTCACCGCGACCGACCGGATCGTGGACATCGGCTGGGTCGAGGACCGCGACCAGGTCCGCCGGCGGGTGGAGGTTCCGGTCACCCCGTTGCAGGTCAACCTGGGGTTGGGGTTGGACACGCCGACGGTGCCGGTGTGGGAGGCGACGGAACGTATCCGGGTCGCCCAGTGGGACACGATGGACCTGGACGTCGACCTGGACGCGGTCGCGATCGGGCTGGTGTCGACGCTGGTGAACTCGGGCACGGCGTTGCAGGGCCGCTACCTGGCGAACACCGCCGAGGACGGCACCGGCACGTCGGTGACCCTGTCCATCCAGGTGACGCAGGTCGCGCCGGACCGTGCCCGTATCCGGTTCGTGAACCGCCGGTCGGTGCCGGTGTGGCTGGTCGACAGCGATGGTGAACCGTCGCTGCTGTTGACGGCCGGGGCGTCGCTGTCGCAGGCGGAGACGGTGACGGTGTCGGCGGTCAACCCGGACGCACCGTCGGTGTCGACGTTGACGCTGCCGGCGTCGCCGTGGCGGCAGGACGTCGACTCGGCCCGGCAGCTGGCCGGCTGGGTCGCGTCCGAGACGGCCGAGCCGCGTCCGCAGCTGCAAACCATCAAGGTGGTCCCGGACCTGACGCTCAGGCTGGGCGACATCGTGGAGGTGTCGGACCCGTACGTGACCGGCGTGCAGGTCCGTGGGCTGCTCGTCGGGTTGCGTACGGCAGGTGAGCCGGGCGGGCTGTCGCAGACGTTGACGGTCCGGCCGCTGGCGGACACGTGGGCGGACTTCGACGCCGTCTGGCCTGATGCCACCTGGAGCCAGTTCGACGCGGTGTGGGCCGGCCACACCTGGGCCGAGTTCGACGACGACCCGTTGAGGATCAGCTGATGCCAACCACCAGCAAGGGGCTGTGGTACCCCGGGCCGGGTGACCCGGTCGGCCGGCAGACGTTCCAGACGATGATGGAATCGGTCGACCAGGCCACGTTCGGGCTGCGGCTGGTGCTGCGGTTCACGTCGTCCGGGCAGTTCTCGAAGGCGAACTACCCGTGGCTGCGGGCGTTGCGCGCCCGGGTGCAGGGCGGCGGTGGGGCCGGCGGCCGCGCCGAAGCGACCGGAAGTTCGGGGGTGTCGGCCGGTGCGGGCGGCGCGGCCGGCGGCTACGCCGAACGGCTGGTCGCGGTCGACGACCTGCTGGACACCGAGGTCGTCACCGTCGGGGCCGGCGGAGCAGGGTCGGCGTCCGGGCTCGGTGAGGCCGGTTCCGGGTCGTCGTTCGGTGCGCACTGCACCGGCAACGGCGGGGCGGCGTCCGGGACGGTCACCCACACCATCGCCGGGTTCTTGGACACCCGGACCGCATCCGCCGGGTCGTCCGGCGACGGGGACCTGGTCATCCCGGGCGGGTCGGGCCAGTTCGCGGTCGCTTCACGTGCCGGCGGGAACATTGGGCAGGGCGGCTCCGGTGGGGGCTCCCACCTCGGCGGCGGCGGACGCGGCTGGCAGTCCGGCGTGTCCGGCAACGTCGGCCAGCCCGGCACCGGGTTCGGGTCCGGTGGTGGAGGGTCGGCCAACAGCGTGTCGCAGCCGGCCCGTGCCGGCGGCAACGGCGCGCCGGGTGTGGTCATCCTCGAGCTGTACTCGTGACGAAAGAACACCTGCCACCGCGCCTGACGAGGAGGAACCTTGTGGACCTGTCCCGTAACCGGCCCACGATCGGTGCTCTGCTGGTCGCGTTCGTGACCGCGCTCGCCTCGTGGGGCTGGTCCTTCATCCCTGAGACGGTGCCGGGCGAGGTGCGTGTCACCGGCTACGCCCTGGTCCTCGCCGTGGTCGCCGCGGTGGTCGGCAAGATCGTGCAGGGGGAGTGGTTCGTCTCCTGGTTCGGCGACACGGCCCCGTGGGCGGCCGACACCCACGCCGCGGCGGTCGCCTACGCGCTCACCCTCGACCCCGACGAACACCCGCTCTACGCCGAGCAGGTCGACGAGCAACTGCGTGCCCTCGGCATCCGCGACCTCACCGAAGCGCGGGCACGGCTGGGGCTCGACTGATGGGCGTCCGTCAGTTCTTCACCCGCGCACAGTGGGGAGCACGCGGCCGGCTCGGGTCGCGCACCGGGGTGCAGCGCCGCTGCATCATCCACACGGAGGCGGGCGCCGCGATGCCAGCCACCGCCACCGTGGCGCAGGAGCAGGCCCGGATGAGGGCCGTCGATGCGTTCCACCTCTCGCTCGGGTGGAGCGGCGGGTTCGGCTACTCCGAGGCGTGGTTCCCATCAGGTCGGGTCTACGAGGGCCGCGGCGTCCGGCGTCCCGGAGCGCACACGGTCGGGCTCAACGACGAGTTCGCCGTGATGCTCCCCGGCCACGGCGACCGCACCGCGATGACGGAGCTGCAGATCGCTGCCGGCAGGGCACGCATCCGGACCCACATCGTGAACGGCGACCTGGCAGCCGGCTACGTCGTGTCCGGCCACCGCGACCACATCCCGCCCGGCCAGAAGTCGTGCCCGGGGAACCGCGTCTACCCGCAGCTCGGGCGGCTCCGCGGCGTCACCGCCACCACCGCGGTTCAGCCGGCCTCCGTCCCGCCAGCGACCGAACCGAGCCCGACACCCACACCCTGGAGGGACCCCGACGTGCTCACCGCCGACAGCGCCCCCGCCGCCATCTTCGAGTTCAAGCACCTCGCCAACCTCGGCACCTCCCTCAGCCTGTCCCGCAACCCGAACTGGGACGCCCAGGCCGCCAACTTCGTGAAGCGCCGCTACGCCGACGAGGTGTACGCCGCGCAGACCGACCCCGACCGGCGCTACGCCGGCCTCGCCGGCGGCGACGACGTCCCCGAGCAGGTCCTCGCGTGGCTGCGGGCCAGGGTCGTCGAGGCACGCGCCACCGTCCGCGAGCAGCTGCTCACCGGCCGCCTGGACCGGCTCGCCGGTGACCTCGGCGACCTGACCACCCGCGTCGAGGCCGCGGCTCGCGGCGACGTGGAGGAGGTCACCGACCAGCTCGTCGACGAGATCCTGACCCGCATCGACGTCGACGCCGTGCTGGTTCGCCGGTGACACGGTTCGAGGTCCGGTTCGCGCTCCGCCACCCGCTGCGGTGGCTGCGGTGCTGGTGGCTCCACCTCGCCGTCACCATCATGCTCGTCGGGCTCGCGCTGACCTGGACCGCCGACGTGTTCGCCCAGGTGCTGCAACCCAACCTGTGGCCGCTCGCCGCCGCCGCGGCCGGCGCCCTCTGCGTCGCCTCCGCGCTCGCGCCCTACGTCCGGCCCGTCCAGGCGCTCACCGGCACCGCGCTCATCGCCCTCGGGCTGCTCCGTGCGCTCGCGATGGTCGAGGTCGGCATCGCCGCCACCGGCGAGAACGTGGTGCCACTCGCGATCGCCTACGGCATCCACGCGCTGCTGCTCGCGGCCCTCGGGGTGGTGTGGCAGGACTGGACCCGGGCGTGCGCGCTGAGGTCGACGGTGGAGGCCGGGCGGGACGACCGGGGGCGTGCCGGTGGGGGCTGAGTGGGGGCTGGACGTGGACGTGATGGCGACCATCGCCCGTCTCGGTGGCGGGGCGGGGCTGATCGCGGTCACGCTGATGTGGCTGCTCCGGCGTGGGGATGCGTTGCAGCAGGAGAACATCGCCGAGCTGCGCCGGCAGCGTGACGACTACCGGACCCGGTACGAGCAGGAGCGGGCGCGGGCGGACCGGCTGGAGGCGGAGCTGCTGCGTCGGCTGGACACCGGGGAGCTGCCGATCATGCGCCGTCCGGACCCCTGATGTGCTGGCTGCGGCGGGCCGAGCACGTCCTGGCGCTGCTCGGTGCCGCCGCGCTTGTCGAAGCCGTCGGTTCGGGCTGGTACCGCCGGGCGTGCCGGCCGGCTAGGGGCGGCTCCTATCAGCGACGTCGGTCGCCCACCGGTAGCCGCATCGCTGGCATGTGAGACGCAGATGCTCGTACTGCACGAGTTCGGTCATCCCTAGGTAGTCCATCGTCGGGTCTTCGAGCTGTTCGTGGTACTCGATGTCCGGGTCGGTGGCCAGGCACTTCGGGCAGCGGTGGTCGGGGTCGAAGTCGTGCTGTGGCAGGTCGCCGACGTCTTCCATGCGGCCTCCTCTGGCTGGGGGGACGTCCGGAGCGGTCGCGCACCCTACGGGAAGGCCAGCGTCATGCGCCACGGGGGTCGACGGCTGCACACGTACCGCGGGGCGCGCCCCGGCCCGAGGTTCAGGTCGCCGTTCATCACGGACATGCCGGCATGACCTCCATCGCCTGCCCCGACTGCGGATCGCACGACACCCGGCCCGACCCCGACCCGCGGCGCGCCTGGCAGCACTGCGACCGCTGCCGCTACCAGTGGTCGAGGCTCAACCCGAGCTGGATCACCGGCGAGTTCCGCAAGCCTGACCGGGGGAGATGATGGGTGGCCGCCTGCTGTGTCGTCTCGCCGCACGCAACGGCCGGCTGTCGTCCGCGATCATCCGGTGGCGGCCCCGCCCCTGACGGTACGTTGGCGTCCTCTTCGCGAGGGCGTTGCTGAAGCCCCCGCTCCGCCCTCACCGGGTGGGGCGGGGGCTTCTGCGCGTTCTACGACACCACCTCCAGGTGCCCGTACCGCTTCCGCGCACCCTGCCGCGTCAACCGCGACCCACGGGCCACCTCCGCGTAGCTCTCGCCCTCCTCGAGCGCCGCAGCCGCATGACGGTCACGCGCCCGCGTCAACCCATCGATCGCGTCCGTCAGCGCGTACACCGCGTCGATGTGCGAGTGCGCCACACACCGGCGGTGCGCATCCAGCTCGATCAGCTGCGCGAGCGCGTCACGCCGCTCGCTCTCCTGCCTCCGCCGCAGCTCGGTGGTCGCCATCACGCCCTCCTGACAACTCGGTTACCGCGTACCGCATCCCGGTCACTGCCTCATGCATCCGCTCCGGACGGACCCGGAGGTACACCGTCGTGGTCGCGATCCGGGCGTGCCCGAGCGCGCCCTGGATCGTCGCCAGGTCCACGCCCTCCTCCAGCAGCCGGGTCGCGAACGTGTGCCTCGCCTGATGGGGGACGACCCCCGGGTAGCCGGCGGCCTCCGCGACACGCTTCACCGCCGCGCGGATCGCCCCGGTCGACATGTGCCGCGACGCGTCACGCGGCGACGGGAACATCCAGCCCGCCGACGTCGAGACCGCCGACCAGGCGTTGAGCGACGCGCGCAACTCCGGGTGGATGGGGACCATCCGGGTCCGGGCGCCTTTCCCGGTGACCCGCAGCCAGTCGCCCTCGACGTTGGCCCACTCCAGCCGGGCGACCTCGCCGATGCGGAGCCCGCCGTACGCCATCAGGTGCACCATCGCGTCGATGTCGCGGCGGGGGCCGGCCGACGCGGTGGCGACGATCGCGGCCATCGCTTCCGCGGTGAGCGCGCGCGGCACGGTGGGGCGCTCGCGGATGCGGTCGATATCGCGGGCGGGGTTGTCGCGTCGGAGTCCGGTGGTCTGGAGCCAGTCGAAGTAGGCGACGAGGGCGGCCCGGTAGGTGTTGCGGGTCTTGGGCTGGGCGGGGGTATCGGCGAGCCAGGCGAGGAGGTCGCTGGTGGTGGCTGCTTCGAGGGTGACGTCGCGGTGTCGTTCGAGCCATGCGCTCGCCTGGAGCACGCGTGCGCGGTAGTACCGGCACGTCTCAGGTTGCCAGTCGCGCCGGTCGCGTCCCCAGAGGGTGAAGCCGAGAAGTTCGTCCATGTGCCCCTACCTCCTGTCCTCGTTGTGGTGAGGGCCCCGCGGAGGCAAGTCGTCGGTGTCGTGCCGCGGTAGGTGTCCGTCAGGCGGCGGTTCGGTCGTGCTGGGGTGGGGGGAGCTGGGCGGTGCTGGCACGGGGGAGGGTGTGTCGGAAGTGAACGTTCACGCGACCTGTAGTTCCCCCCGTGTCGTCCCCATCGGGGCCGTCGAGCTCGGGTAGCCCCGGCGAGCGGAGCCACGCGACCGGCCAGTTGAGCTCCGCGGCGATGCCGCGGAGCTCGACGTTGCGTGCGTGGCGCTCGCCCTTCTCGATGGCGCTGAGGGTGTTGCGGTGCCAGTCGAGTCGGCTGGCGAGTTCGTTGATCGACAGGCCGCGGTATTCGCGGGCGGAGCGGATGGCCCAGCCGATCCGCTCGTCTGGTGTGAGGTTCGTCCTCATGTCGGGCATGACGCCCCCTTCGGGTCGTGTGCTCACGAAGTTTGCAGGTAACGAGGCTTGCAAGTCAAGCCCTCCGGTGCTATCAATGTCACCACCGAGTGCAAATGCACACACCGAGGGCGACCGTTGGCAACAGGGACACCGCTTCGCCAGGCGCTGAACGTGATCTGGCACGAGCGATACGACGTCGGGTTCGACGAGTGGGTCACCCAGCGCCGCAGCGAGAAGGCCTCCTGGCGGACCATCGAGCGGGAGATCGCCGAGCGGGCGGACATCTCCGTCAGCCACGTCGCGCTCATCAAGTGGTTCCGCCCGGACGAGGTGGGTGCCGCGTGAGCTCCCTCGTCCACCACGAGCCGCCCCCGCTCGACGCCACCGCTGCCCGCGTCCTCACCGACCGCATCCGCCGCCGGGCCGAGGACCTCTGGGCGGACCTCGTCGAGGCGCACGACCGTCGCGCTTGGGCTGCACTCGGCTACAGCTCCTGGCGCGCCTACGCCACCGCCGAGTTCGGGATGTCGCAGTCCCGCGCCTACCAGCTCCTCGACGCCGGCCGGGTCCAGGCCGCGCTCACCGAAGCCACCGGTTCCACATCTGTGGAACTCACCGAGGCCGCCGCGCGCGACGTCAAGCCCCACCTCGCCGTCGTCACCGACAAGGTCCGCAACACCATCACCCGCGAGACCACCACCACCGGCGCGCCGCTCCCACCCGAACGCACCCAGGCCATCGTGGACCAGGTCGTCACCGAGGTCCGCGCCGAACACGCCGCCGTCAAGGCCGCCAACGACGCCACCCGCGCCCTCAACGAGCAGTACCAGCCCGACGGGTTCGACCCCTCCGAGAACCGCCGGCTCATCGCCATCGTCGGCCGCGTCCTCTCCGTCGTCTCCGAAGCCGCCGAACTTCCCGACCCGGAAGCGGTCGTCGAAGGCGTCGCCGTAGAGGACCTGCCCGAGTTCGACCGCATCCCTGCCGCGGTCGCACGCCTGAACGCGATCCACGCTGCCGTCCGGGAGGTCTACTCGTGACCCGGTCCCTGTTCCGTGAGGCCATCCGCCGCACCGCGGTCGAGCTGTCCGCCGGCGCGCGGGTCACGCTCGACGAGATCGCGACCGCGGCCGCCGCCCAGCATCCGGACCTGATCGACGCCGAGTCGGAACGGCTCGTCCGCAACGCGGTGCGGCGCGAGGTCAAGGACGTGCTCCGGTCGATGACCGAGGACGACCACGCGCAGGCGTCGCTGCCGGGTCTGGAGCTGCCGTCGCGGCTGGCGGTCCGGGACGAGCGTGGCGACGTGGTCTACGTGGACACGCACGTCGCGACGCTCGCGGATCTGGACGCGGCTGAGGCGGAGCGGGCTCGGAACATCGCTGCGGCGCAGCGGAAGTTGGACACGTTCCAGCGGTCCGCGGCGCGTCTGCGGCCGTACCTGACGTCCCCGACGACCACGATCGCTGAGGCGGTCGCGGCGCGGGCGAAGCACGTGGCCTGAACACACGACGACGGCCGCCCCGCTTCCTCGTGGCAGAAGCGGCGGGGCGGCCGCATCACCGGGAGTATCCCAGATGGGGAACCAGGCATCACGTCCGCCGACCACCTACCTCGATCCGCGTCTTCTGTCGCTCCCTGATGGGGTGGCCCGGGCGCCGTCGCCGGAGTTCCTGGCGCGGTGCGCGGTCGAGCAGGAGGCGAGGGCTGCGGCGGAGGCCGCACGGACCGCGACGGCGTACGAGCCGCGGGAGGTGCGCTGATGCCCCGCGTCCCCGGCCACACCAGCCCCGTCCGCCGCCTCCACACGATGCCCAACGGCGGCACCTGCGCCCACCCCGACCCGGACACCTGCACCGCATGGGAGCACCTCGAGTACGAGGTCGCCTGCCAGTGCGGCTGGACCTACCGGTCGAAGATCCGCGCTGTCGTCGATGAGCAGCGCCGCACGCACCTCGTCCGCACCAGCGGGGAGGTGCCGGCGTGATCGGCCTCCTGTCCAAGCCTGCCGACAGCTTCGACGCGCTCGTGCTCTGGCTCGCCATCGGCGGCGCCGGCGCGCTCCTGTTCTTCCTCGCCGCGTGCCTCGAAGACCTGATCCCGCTCCGCTGGGCCGACCGGCTGCTGACCGCCGGCCGCCCCGACGACCTCCACGCTTCCTCGCCGGACCCCCACCCGTGCCCCACCGGCGGGGAACGTCCCGGCCCGACCGCCCCAGTCGGGCCGGGACCACAACCCGGCACCCACGATCGTCGCTCCCAGGGTCGTGTCGGTGCCGATGAGGGGGCGGCCGGACTTCGCGGTGGCCCGGCCGCCCCCGCCACCACCCCGCACGGGTGGCAGGGGCGATGAGGACGCTGCTGGTCCTCGCGATCCTCGCCGCGCTGGCGGCCACGGTCGGGTGGCGGCGTGCCGAGCGGCGTGCGACCGCCGCTGCGTGTGACGCGCTGGCCGCGAAGGGCCGCGAGCTCGCCGCCGAACACCGCGCGGCTGAGGCCGCCGCCACGACCGGTGCCGTGGACGCGTGCGTCGGTCACCACCGCGACCGCGAAGCCGACTGGGCCCGCACCTTCCGCCGCATCGAGGAGCTGGAGCGGGAGAACCGTCGGCTGACCGCCGAGCTGGAACGACGGCAGGAGGTCGACCTGTGACCGACCGCCTCTGCCGCCACCCCGGCTGCGACCGAACAGACCATGCCGCACGCGGCCTCTGCCGGCGCTGCTGGCAGCGCGTCCGCAAGCACGGCCAGCTCGACCAGTACCCGCCCATCCCCACCACCCCCGGAGGCGTCCTCGCCGACGTCGCCGCCCGGTACGGCGTGCCAGTCGCCCAGATCCTCGGACCGACCTCCGAACGCCAGGTGGTGGACGCCCGTGTCGCCGCTGCCCACGGCCTCCGCGAGCTCGGGCTGTCCTACCCGCGCATCGGGAAGGCCGTCGGCGGCCGGCACCACTCCACCGTCATGCACTACCTGGCCAAGCCCGTCCCGGCACCGCCGGCCAACCCCGCGTCGCTGCCCGACGACGGGGTCTGCCAGGTCGACGGCTGCGACCGGGAGGACCGCGGGTCGCTCGGGCTCTGCTCGGGCCACTACGTGCGGTGGCGGCGGTACGGCGACATCCGTCCCGACCGGCCGTTGCGTCCCATCCGTGCCGACGACGCGCCGGTCCTGGACCTCGAGGTCCACGACCGGACCGGGTACCGGAACGGGTGCCGGTGCGAGACGTGCCGGCGTGACGCGGTCCGGGCCGTGAAGCTGCACCGCCACCGGCCCGCCCTGGTCGACGTGGCCGAAGCGGTCGCGCACCTGGCCCGTCTCGAGGCCGCCGGGATGTGCGCGAACCAGGTCGCGAAGGCGGCCGGGATCAGCGTCCAGCCGCTCTACGCGTGGAGGGACGGCCGCACCACCCGTGGGCTGCGGTCCAACGTGGACGCGGTGATCGCGGTGGAGCCGCCGGCGCCGAGGTGCGAGTCGTGTGGGGAGCCGTCGCTGGCGGGGGGCCGTTGGTGCTGGCCGTGCTTCCGGACGCACGCGCCGCGGGCGGTGGCGTCGTGACCGCGCTGCTGCTGCTCGCCGTCCTCTGGCTCATCGTGCTGGCCGCCGGTGCGGTCGCGGACCGTCGCGCACGCCGGCTTCGTCTGGACCGTGCCCGGCTGCTCGCCGCGGTCGACCGGCACCGCGACCGGGAAGGGGACGGCCGTGGCTGACCTCCTCACCGTGGAGCCGGCCGGGGGCTGCCCCTGGTGCGGCGGTGACGGGACCGTCAACGACCACGGCGACGGGACCGCGACCTGCATCGACTGCGGACGGCAGGTGCCGGCATGACCGCCATCGCCCTCCTCGGCATCGCCCTCGCCGCCCAAGCCCTCGCGGTCCTCCTCCCGGCCGTCCAGGTCCGCCGGCTCGCCCGCCTCACCGTCGAGACGTCCGACCTCGCCTGCAAGACCGCCATCGCCCACGGCGCCCACACCGCCGACCACCGGCGTGCCGCCACCCACCAGCAGATCCGCAACCGCGCCCGCACCAACTGAACGGGAGCCCCACATGCACCACATCGACCTGGACACCATCACCCTCCACACCGGCGCCCACGACACCCCCGAGCAGGGCCACTGCCTCCTCGAAGTCGTCGCGATGTTCGCCGGTGAGCCATTCTCCGACCGGCCCGGCTGTGTGTGCCCGACGCTGGCCGCGTTCGGCCGGTCCTGGAACGACGGGATGCGGACGGACGCCGAGCGGGAACAGCTGAAGCGCTACGTCCCGGTCCTCGTCGGTACGGCGGGCACGCGCGAGGACGCGTCACGTCGGGCGTGGCTGGCGCTGGACTGGTCGGTGCGGGTGTCGGCTCCGGCGTGGCTGGACCTGGCTGGGCTGGCCGACCATGCGCAGCGGCTGCGGGGGCTGCCGGAGCTGACCGGCCCTGACGACGAGGTGCTGGCGGTGCTGCGGCAGGCACGTACGGATGCGGCCGCCGCCGGGGACGCCGCCTGGGGCGCCGCCTGGGGCGCCGCCGGGGACGCCGCCTGGGGCGCCGCCTGGGGCGCCGCCGGGGACG